TATCTTGGTTAACCCTGCATTAACAGACGCAACAACTGCAACTGTTACTTTGTCAGCACAATCAGATTTCTTTGGCCCAGCTACAATAGCGGCAAGCTAATAGAATAACGAGGTTCCTCTTCGGGGGAGCCTCACCAAACAAGAGAGTTAACAATGGACAAACCATTCAGTAAAGCTTTTGTCATGAGAACAACATTTCGTCACATGCGCAGAAGTGTAGATATAAGTATTAGAAAATCATTTGAAAGATTTAAAGACTTTGATAACGAGTCAACAACAGGTCGTGAGATTATGGAAACATTAAGTGTGTTACATACAGTACGCAAGATGTTAGACGACTTTCAAGCAAATAACCCAGAACTATTTTCAGAAAAAGATAAATTAAATTAATAGGAAACAAAAACAATGAAACATCTCGTTGGAAAATCAATGACAGAAGAAGTCCCTTTCATGGGCGATAAAGTAAAAGTTCGTAAAATGACTGTTGGTCAAATTATGGACATGCAGAAGCTAATAGAAAAGTCTAATGCAGACGCTAGTGATGAAGCACAACTAAAATTACTTTGTGATATAATTAAAGTTGCCGTAGTAGACGCCGAAACCTTAACAGATGAGGATTTCGCCGGATTTCCACTACAGGAACTAACAGCACTATCAGAACATGTTATGCGTGTATCTGGCCTCGGAGGAACTGAGGGAAACTAACTCAGTCCGAAGAAACTATTTATGAAATTGCATTCTCGTTAGGTATGCCTGTTTATCAGTTGCTTAACGAGATGCCACAAGAAGAACTAATGAAGTGGGGAGACTACTTCAAAAAGCGCCCAATAGGTTGGAGAGAAGACCAAAGAACTTATATGTTGTTAGCCGCACAAGGCTACAAAGGTTCTGCAGAAGAACTCTTCCCTACTTTAAGGCAATTAAAAGATAACATTCCAGCTGAAACAAAAGCCTTACCAAAAGGCAAGTTCCTAGATTTAATGCTAAAAGCAAAAGATGGGGACGGCGACGGCTGGACTCCACCTTGGGTAAATACAAATGGCAAATAGTTTAGTTTCTTTGGAAGTAATAAACATAAAACAAGAGATGCGGCGCATTGAAAATGAAGTCGTGGGCTTGGCAAATAAAGATATGTTAACTAAAATGACATACGCAACAAACCAATTAAGAATAGTAACGCCTGTTGATAAAGGCGAAGCAAGAGCCGGTTGGAAACAATCAGTTCGATTATCTATGAGAGGTAAGTTTCTATCAGGAACAATCCTTAATGATGTGGAGCATATATCCATACTAAACAGAGGTCACTCTAAACAGGCACCTGCTTACTTCATAGAACAAGTATTATCAACAATAGGCTTAATAACCCCAATCTGATTAAAATTCGCCCTCGATGGCTTCTCCGATATGTGAGAAATTATCGGGGGCTTTTTTATTTATAGGAGAACACACATGAGTGGTGTAAAGATTCAGGTACGGGCAGACGCTAGACAAGCCCAGACCGAACTACAAAAACTGAATACATCTATGTCCAGCTTGGACAAAAGAACAAAAGCTGTTACTAGCACATTCCAGAAACTAGCAGTAGGAATGGCGGCGGCTTTCGGTTCAATAACATTAGTTAAAGGCATAAATAGAGCCTCTGACTCAATGACAGAATTTAAGAACAGAATTAACCTTGTAACCGGAGATGCAAAGAAGACTAAAACAGTGTTGAAAGAATTATTCGACATTTCTAAAGAGTCTCGTGCCAGTGTTCAGGGTTCTGTTGATACTTATAGTAGATTTGGACTTGCTCTTAAAGACGCAGGGAAATCTTCAAAAGACTTAATTACAGTTACAAAGGCAGTTCAGAAAGCAGGGATTATCTCTGGTTCTTCTACACAGTCTGCTAATGCGGCTATTATACAGTTAGGTCAGGGCTTAGCCTCTGGTCAGCTAAGGGGACAAGAACTTAACTCAGTACTAGAACAGATGCCAAGATTAGCACAAGCTATTGCTAAAGGTATGGGAATTCCTTTCGCTAACCTTCGTAAAGAAGCTATGGCGGGTAAGATTACTGCAGAAGAGGTTTTCTCTGCAATTATTGGACAAGCAAAACTCATTGATAAAGAATTTAAATTACTAGACATAACTGTTGACGGCCTTGCTCAAGTTATGAGAGACAGGTTTAGCAGAGCAGTTGGTGTTCTTTCTAAAATTACTGGCGTGTCTAAGCTAACTAAGAAGGCTATGGTAGGGCTTACAAATGCTTTTGACTTATTTGCAGAAAATGCTGAGAAGTACTTACTTGCTGTAAGACTAAACTTTGCTGTCTTTAGAAGTGATTTAAAGTTCTTAGTAGAGGACTTAGTAGACCAATTTAACCTTTTCTATGATAGAATAAAAGACAACACTGTTGTTAAATTCTTTGAGAATATAGTTAACACTGTATCAGAATTTGGTGGGAAGACTATTAATTTCTTCGCTAACCTTAAGACTGAAGAAGGAAAAGGAAATTTAAAAGAACAGGTTTCAAACGCTTTTACTACTGCTAAAGATTTTGTAGTAGACAAAGCTGTAGAAATATCAATCAAGATTAAAGAGTTTGATTACCTTGCCTTTATAACCAAAGGCACAGACACGGCACTTAAATACATTGAAGAATTTGCTGGAAAAGTAGTAGGTTGGTTCGAATGGATTTACACTAAAGTATTTGGAGAGTCTTGGTGGACAGGCATGTTCGTTCAATCCCACGCAGAAGGCGGGTGGTCTTTAGCAACGGATTTAACAAAGTACTTAAAAATACCTTTAGATTATTTAGCAACCTTTTCTCAAAGCGTTGTAGATGTGTTTAAAGGCACTAACTTAAAAGTTAAATCTCTTTGGTTTGAATTTACTAACTTACTAACAGGACAAGGACCACAAACAGCAGACGATGGTTATGGTGTAGTAGAAAACTCTACTGTGTTTACTCGTGCTGTAGACGGTATGAAAGAAAAGTATCGGGAGTTTACTAGACTTCTTAGAGCGGGTGGAGAACAAACTGCAGACGACGGCTATATTGACAGTCAAGGTAGTGTATTTGCTCAACTAGAGAAACATATAGAAAGCGCTAGAAAGAAACTATTAGAGTTTAAAACAACTATGATGGAAGCACTTAACCCTGCTTCAACATCAGGCCCAGATGACGGGTTACGGGGTGAAAGCATCTTTGGAACTCTAAAAGAAAGCTTCGACAAGATACTAGACACACTAAAGATTAAGTACTCAGAGTTTGTAGAGTATGTTAAGACTAAAGAATTCGGTGTAGAAATACCTGCGTTTACCGGCTTAACAACTAATTTTGATAGCGCTCTGGATACTGTAAAGTCAAAGTGGGATGATGTTGTTGATTACATAAGCTCTAAAAGAACAGCAACTAACGGCCCAGACGATGGCCTTAGAGGCGACAGCATTGTAGACACTCTAGCACAGAAACTTGAAAAAGGCAATAGAGTTAAACGAGCAGTCAAGCTTGCTTTTGGAGGAAGCCCTGTTAAAGTAATTGTAGACAAACTTATTCAATTTGATTATGACAAACTGTTTACTACTCTGGAAGAAAACGGCGCTAAAGGTGGCCGTATGCTTACTGCCGGAATTACTGGTGCAATTACCGCTTACTTCTTAAGAGGAACTTTAGCTAAAACAATAAGAGGCCCTGTTGGGATTCTTGGAGCAGTTATTGGTGCAGGGATGTTTGTAAAGAACAGCCCAGCGTTTAGAGAATCAATAGAGAATGTTGCTCAAGGTTGGGGTGAAATCTTTGCTACTTTTATTAAAGACGGCGAAGGTGGTATCTTAGGTAAAATAGGTGCGGCTGTAGTGGCGCTTGCTGATGCAGTTAGTGACGGTTTTGTTAATGGATTATTCCCTGAAGAAGGGGGTTTCTGGAAAACTACATTTGGCGACAAGTTAAGCACAGCACTAACTATAGGTGTTGGTCTTCTTGTTCTTAGCTCTAAAACCAGAGCCTTACTATTAGGTATTGGCTTAGACATGGGAACTACTATTGCTAACGGCATGTTTGGTTCTAAGTTTAAAAGAAAAGCATCTACACAGTTAACCCTTGCGCTTGGTGGATTCCTTGGCGGTGGTTATGGAATGTCTACTGAAGACAAGAAAACTGCAGGTGGCGCACAACAAAGACACCCTAAAGGAACTATAATCAACGGGAAAAATGTTGGTGGTCAGTTTAAGAAATCTGGTCTTGCTGTACAACTTGAAAAACAAGGTACAAAGGCAGGCAATGCTTTTGGAAGGGGCTTTAGTAGAGTTCTTCCGGCATTAATTGCGGCTTCTGTTGCAGGGTCTATTACTGACTCTTTAGTATCAGATGACGCTTTTGGAGGAAAAGGCGCATTCGCAGACGAGCTTGTTGCTGGTTTAGCGGCGGGCGGTATTATTGGCTCTGCTTTTGGACCTTATGGTATCATAGGTGGCGCTATTCTTGGTGGCCTTGTTTCTGTATTTAGGGAAGCTTTCAAGAGAGACCCAACTAAAGACTCTGGAGAAACTTTCTTTCAAAGCCTAAGCAGAAAAGTTAATAACGCTATTAATGATGCTGTAGGGGTCACTAATTCTCCTAAGTATGTAGATGCTGAAGCTCAAGCTAAAAGAGAACTTAGTGCTTCTGGGGAGTATAATCCTTTTGAAGGGCAATCTGCCTCTGATGCTCAAAAAGAGTGGGAAAAAGTAGTAGAAAGAGCTGGAGAAATCCATAAACAACGAAAGTTAGCTTTCAACCAAGAAAGAAGTCTTAACGAAGACCGAAAGGCTCTCGAAGAGAAAATAAGCACTAATATTACTAAGCAAGACAAGCTGACTGCTAGAAACATATTAATAGCAAGAAACCGCGAAGCGGGTGCAAATAATGGCTTTGAATTCGAAGTTGACCAAACAGCCCTTGCAGACGCGGCGGCAATAGTTAGAGACGAGCGTCTTAAAGATGTTGCGGCTCTTAACGCAAATACTGCGGCTCTAAAAGAACTTAACCGAAACAACATTACAGCAAAACCTCCGGGGTTTGCAACAGGTGGTGCTGTAAGAGGTGCTGGTACAGGCACATCAGACGACATCCCAGCGATGTTATCTAATGGTGAGTTTGTAATGAAGGCTTCTGCGGTTCAAAAGTTTGGACCCGGCTTTATGAGAGCTATTAATGAGGGCAAAGTTCCACAATTCCGCTCAGAAGGTGGTTTTATTGGCAGGACTGTTAACAGGACAATAGCTCAAATACAAACAGCTAAAGAGAGAGAAGACCGTGGTGAAGAGAAAAGACTTACAGACTTGCTTCAAGAACTTCTTGACATTACTGAAGCTCAAACACAAGAAATTGTAGATGGTAATGAAAAAGTTAAAAAGGAAGCTGTTGATAAAGCTCAAGATGAAAAAGACAAAGCAGAATCAGCCGCAAGGAAGTATTCTGATGACTTTGCGGGCGCTCTTAAGAGTGCAATGTCACAAGCTTTACATGGTGGAGATTTAGAAGATATAGCTAAAGGTCTATTAGACACATTTACTTCTTCTGTAATTAACTCTTTTGTTGATGGGTTTGCTGACAAGGCTTTAGAAAATTTTGACTTGACTTCTTTCTTCCAAGGAACAGAGGACTTAGGTACAGACACAGCAACCGGTATTGGCGGTCTCTTTAAAAGAGGTGGAAACAAGGGCGACTCTGTTGGCACTTATGGAAACTCTGATGCGGGTGGTGGTAAAACACCTCTAGGTATTGGTGAGGAAATAAGCAATTCACTAGGTGGAGTGTTTAGTGGTTTCTTCTCAGGCTTTGACGGTATCTTAGGAAACTTCTCAGGAATGTTTGGTGGTCTAACAGAATCACTAGGTGGCTTATTCAGCGGTCTAGGTAGCTCACTAAGCGGCCTACTAGGTGGACTCGGTGGTGGCGCTGGAGGCGGCGGCATGGGTGGTTTAGTATCTATGGGCTTAAGCTTATTTGGAATGGCACAAGGTGGTACAGTACCATCTACACCTTTCTCACAAGCAGGGAAAGACTCTGTCCCCACAATGTTAATGCCGGGCGAAATGGTCTTATCTAAGAACAAGCTTGCTAGCATGGAATCTCAGAACAAACAAACTACACAAGCATTTAACATCAATGTACAAGGTGATGTATCACGACAAACTCGTAAAGAGATTGTTGCTATGATGCCCCAAATTGCTGGTGGTGTTAACAATGTTAATAAAGAAAACAATAAAAGATAACTACAATGGTCATCCCTTCGGGGGTGGCCTTTTTTAATCACAAAGCCCGTACAATAAAAGTGGGGAAAAATGACCCTCTATAACGAAGAAATATCAAAGGAGACCCAATGAAAAAATGGGATAAATTATTCACTCGCAAGGGTGGCAAGCTATACTGGAAAGCCTCTCGTGGAAACAAATCCGCAGGCTCAGAAGCAGGCACTAATCACGGTGACGGCTACAAGACTGTACGCATAGACGGCAAGGCTGTGTATGTGCATCGTATTGTAAAAGAAATGTCAACCAAGAAACCGGTCAAGAATGAAATTGACCACAAGAATAGAAAGCGCTCGGACAATCGTCCAAGCAATTTAAAACCAGCTACACGCTCTACGAATAATAAAAATCGTAAATCGTGGACTAAAAAATAATAATCGGGATACCTACGGGTGTCCCTTTTTAACCAAATCTGGAAGTGTTTTATACTAAAAAAGTGGGGAAATTTGCCCCTCTATAACGAAGAAACATCAAAGGACAAAATATGACTATTTTAATTTTTATCGCGGCTGTCTCGTATTCAGTAGGATACTTGATACCTTTCGCAATTACAGGAATACTTAACTTAATTAAAGGAGAACAAAATGTTTAAATTTTACCGAGGCACTACTCAGCGTGAAGCAAACGAATTAGCACAGGATATACAGACACGCAATATCACACACTGGACTGACTCATACGACAATGCCGCTAAATATAGCAAGGGCGCTGTCATAGAAATCGTGATGGATGAATTACCACCACATTTCAATACATACTCTGGCATATGTCAGGGCGACGAAATTCACGGCACATTCCGTGAGTGGGTACTGACACGAGCATACTATGAGGGTATCGCTTGTAATTATATTGAGGAGGAATATGTCCACAATGCATAATAAAACTGGGGTAATCTGCCCCTCTATAACGAAGAAACCCAAACAGGAGATTACAATGAAAACTTTAATTACAACACTACTACTACTCGTAATGACTACTACTGCACAGGCAAAACCACAATGCTCAAATACTGATTTAGCAATCGGTATAGCGGGTGGTGCAGTCGCCGCTGTAGCTGTCGGAGTGGGTACTGTCGCTACCTCACCTCTAATCGGTGCAGGAGTGGCCGCAGGGAGTACCGTAGGCTGGCTCGGAGCATTTACCATGCCTATACTAGCCAAATCAACAGCTGTTGCTGTAGCGGCATCCTCTGTCATCGTAGCACCTATTGCTACATTCACTGGGTACTATGCTTCATGTGTAGTTAACTCAGTGAGAGATAAATAAAAACAATTGTACGGGCTTTGCGGTCCGTACTACCCCAACCTATATGGAGATTAAAATGACAATTGGACTAATGGAAATAATATTTATTACTGGCACTGCATTATTTTATTTTTATGCATTGTATGTACTAATTTTAACAATATACGAAAATAACCGGTCAGATAGACCAAGGAGATTAAAATGAATATATTAGATACGGTAGGAGTACCAATACTCGACGGCGTTATTGGCTTAATGCTGAGAATGCTTTTAGCTACAGTAGTAATGCATGTGCTAAAAATAGGAATATTCTTTCGAGGAATTCCTTACATTGGGGTTCTGGGAATATTTGTTTTCCCTACAGGACTTGGAATAGCTAGCACTATCGGTTTCTACATAATCGATGTATATGCTACACAAAAACATATCACTAACTTTTTTAAGGAAGGAGAGTTAAATGAAACAAGTAACAAAAAGCACAGAAGACCAAGTAATCAGAAATCGTGAATACTTTGATAGAGCGATAATATTTCAAGGCTCTTCTTCTGTTGGTGGTTTTACAGACATCGATGCAGTATACGATGTAAAAGGAAAAGCATTAATCCTCATAGAAGTTAAGCGTGAGGGTTGTGCAATCACTACAGGTCAAAAGATACTATTTGAAAGACTTGTAATGTGGTGTCAGAAACCCGTATATGCTATTACAGCATGGGAGAACACAGATGGTGATATCATCTTAAAAGATTGTATCGTAAAAGAAATCAGGATGAAAGACCCTGAGACCGGCAAA